TAAACGGGGCAAAAAGAGATTTTTATAGTGCTCATGTATTGGGTGTTGACGCTAATGGACAAGTTCAGTACAGAAGTGAGGCTGGAGAAGCAGCCATACAACAAAATCTTGGAACAGATTATAAGAATGTTATGGAACGGGGAACTATATACAAAAATAAATACCCGACTGCGCAAAGTTATAGAGATTCATTTTTAAAAGACCCACGATATATAGGAGCTTTAACGACGAATAATTCTTTGAACACTAAATCCATAGCATATACACAAGGCATATCTGATCTTAAGAATATATATGGTGTTGAAGAGGGTGTTGCTGTAGACACTATAAAGAATATATTTAAAGAAGCTAAGGCGGCTGCTGCTAAGGCGGCTGCTGCTAAGGCGGCTGCTGCTAAGGCGGCTGCTAATAAATCATGACAAACATAATTGATTCCATCTTTGAGGAGAAAAACACAGAGGGTGTAGCTCGTCCTGAAACAGCTAGGGAGCCTGTAGACAGACAAGACGTATCTGAAGATTTGACTGACAGTTTTTTTAGCGACATAGAGGAAGAAGAGGAGAGGGCAGCACAACAGCCGTCTCCTGCAAAAGCACCTTCACGGGCAATAGCACAAGATGTCATTCCTGAACATGCAGGGTATTATGGAATGCCTTATGATAAAGACGATCCAAATTTAGGTAATATACCTATTAGCTATCTCAATCCCGGCAGACATTACCACTATGGAGTTGTACGAGGAATACAAAAACACTCAGATGCAGAACTTGAACTTGCTCCAAATCGTATAGAAGAGGCAAAGGATACGAAAGCTGCACTTAAAGAGGAAGAAAAGGCACGTGCAGTTACTCTTAAGGAGGATTCAAAAGAAAAAATTAGGAGGCTAAAGAAACTTCAGACTATAGATACAGTATCCGTTGACAGAAATTTAGTCAATAGTGAAGGCGAAATTAACTTAGATGATTTAACCAAAGAAGAATTGGAAAGACAGGATATATCTACACAAGACATTAAGTACAAAGCTAGTAATTTTCAAATACCAAAGTATCTTATTGACAGAGAAATAGCAGAGGCTCAAGAGATAATTGATAATCCAGATATAAAACTAACAGACCATGTTAAAATATATGATCCATCTCCTGCAGCTATGTATGATATGTCTACCGATATACCATTTTTAAAAGTTCTTGTTCCCTACATTGCAGGGAGATTTGGTAAAGCAGAAGCGTTACAGAAAGATGAAACATTAGAGGAGTTTGTTCAACGAGCTTTGTACCTCTATAGAGGAGACTTAAACACCACCTCTGGTGCTATTCATTTAGTAGACTATCTCTTTCAAGCAGGAGAAGAACAGCAAGAAAGATTTTACAAAGTATTTACACGAATGGAACACCCCGATACTCCTAACATGCTTGATAGGGGTAGGGGTGAATTTGTGCGCTCGTTAGGAGAACACACATGGCTTCAACTTTCTGACCCTGCTAACTACGTTGCTCCCGGTGGAGGTGCTCTTGTTGGTGCGGCTCTAAGAAAGCTTGCTGGTAAGGTGGCCCTTCCAAAATTTTTAAAGTACGTAGCGGAAAGGGCGGCTATTCCCTCCGCTATAGGTATTAGTGCTGGTCAAATGGGACTTGAAGACTTTGAATTACAAAGAGCAGAAATGATGGCAATAGACCCAGAAGGTACTAGTGCTACAGGGTATACGGATGAGCAAATCATAAAATCAGAATTACCTCAGTATCACAAAGATAAATTACTGGAGAGTAACCGTAGAGTAGCAGAAGCAGGTCAACCGTTAGGTATTGAGCCTACCCTTACCTACAAACAAGGAGAGTTAGAAGTCAGTGCTCAAGAATATAATAATGTACGCACGATGGTTGCTTCTGCGCTGGCTTTAGGCTTTGAAGCTCCTCTCGCTGCTGCTTTTGCTAAGACTGCTTCCGGTGCCGGACTGAGAAGTGTTCCCCTTGCAGGTAGAGAAAATAGAAAATTGATGGAGGTTATTGAAACACGAAAACAAGCAGACATTGAGGCAAAGCAAGCAAGGCAACAGGCAGAGGATGTTACAGAGGATGCTATTGAGGGTCAAGACTATTCGTATGACACCGTAAGGGCTGTTATGGATGGTGAACTTGAACCAACTGTAACTTTAGAGGGGCAGGTAAAAGTAGAAATAGCTCGAAAAATGGATAGAGTTACACGAAATATTATTGACGTGTATAATAGTGATCCTGAACTTCCAAACATAAATGAATTAGTAGACCTTGAAACTAATGCTACAAATGTAGTTCTTCGTGTCACTAGAAAACTTCTTGAAAACCCAGAAGATTTTAGTGAGGCGGCGTTGGACAGAGCATTAGCTAAAAGTGGATACACTGTAGAGGAGTATGTCAAACTTGTAACATCAGACTTGGGAGAATTTATAGCGGAAGGTCAAGCAGCGTCTGTGTCGGACGCCGCTCGTTTAATGCAATCAAAGAGTACACTTACAAAATTTTTAAATAAAATGAAAAATATTGATCCTGCTGTTGACAAATTAATAGATGAAACATTTGGTAAGGCTGACATTGATAAGGATTTTAATTTTTTAACTTCTCTGCATAAGTTTCTAAAAAGAGTAAATGATGAGACAAGAGCACTAATGACCTCAATGCCAGCAACGGCCATGCGAAATTTCGCTAGTGGTTTGGCAATTGTTTCTTTTGGAACGGCGGCATCAATGTTAGAAACAACCCTGTACCACATGGGAAAAGGAATTTCTGCACTTGCAAAAGGAGAGGGTAGTATTGCTGGCACACAAGCTGGTTTAGCAAATATGGTTAGAGACAGCTTTAATCCACTAGCTTATTTGCTTGATCCTAAATTAGCTGGAGATATTGCTGAAGTTGCGCTAAAGGATAATCCAAATCTTCTACGAACTATCTCTCGTTCATTACAAGAAACAGGAGAGAGAGACTTAAGCAAGTATACACGATATTCCAATGCTCTTAACTTAGCAAGTGACGTTCTTATTCGTCGTGTCTTGTTTGCTGCTAGCATAGATAAAGAACTGAGAAGAGGTGGGACTAGTCTTATTGACACAGTTGCCGATGGAAAATCTATTCCTGTTAGTGCGTTGGACAGAGGTGTAGAGACAGCCTTAAAAGGAACTATGGCTTACATGCCAAGAGTAGGCAAGAGTATATCAGAAAGTGTAGCTCATCATTTTGTTAGATTTACGGATCAAAGTCTTATTGGCGCTGTATTAATGCCATTTCCTAAATTTATGGTTGGCGCTCTGGCAATGCAGCTACGCTAT